CTCCTTTTACGGAAGTATCCGTGCCCCAGACATTTATGTCTGGAAAATCCGTGGACCACCCTACGGTGGCCGACGGTCGTCTATTAGATACGTCGAATAGACGGCTTCGCCTTGCGGCGAACGGCTAGCTTACCCTCGGGAGAACCCCTAAGGCAGGCTAGGTACCTCGCAGTGGCCCAGTTCTCATCATCTCCCTCTTCAGGGCGATCGAGTACTGGGGTATAAACGACCTCCAGCCAAGTAAAGCGCTGTTGGTCGCGATTCCACTTTGAGAAACGTGAACCCATGAACAGGTCCATCTCTACGTCAAACGCGCCATTGAGGTTTGCCTTCGTGAGGAACATTTCATCGAAGGGTAGCCACTTTGGCACGTCTACACCCGTCCCGCGTACTTTGGGACGGAGGTATCTGACGTGAGGGTGAGACTGCGCACGCAGGTAATCTCGGACTTCATCGAAGAAGATTTCCGATCTTACGCTGCGGTAGGTCACGTTATGGAAAATGCGCAAAGACACGTCCGTGTCCAAAGCATAATCCAAGTACACAGGACGTACGTCCTGTCCGATGTACCAATCTGCTCCACAACTTTCCCGGAACGGGCCCGTATTAAAGGACTTATCCGAGTTAGCCTTGAAACCCAACACCGCTAAAAGCCGCACGAGGGCATCATAACTATCTGATGGCACGATGATATCGTCGCCATAGACAGCATGAGTCCTCACACCATCCTTGGTGTCGTGCATTACTGCACGGGCAGCCGCTGCGAATATTAAGGTCTCAAGTGGGAAGCAGAAACCATTGCCCATCGAGCAAAACTTGTGGTACAGAGAAATCGTACCATCAAGCCTGTAGCAGGCACACCTCGTCCTGAGTAGAAGTTCAAACCACTCAGGGGGAAGGACAGCCTTTACTAGCTCAATCGAAATAGAATCTGACGCGGCGGAAAGATCTAAGGTCCCTAGGGACCCGTCGACACTGCCCACCTTCGCCAGGTACTTATTTCTCTCTTGGTCCGCTAGGTCATATCCGTGCTTGAGCAATTTCTTGCGCAATACACGGTCAATGCCCTTTTGGATATACGAGTTAAGCAACGGTTCGACAGCGATAGTCCGTAGAGTTTTCGCTGTCTTAGGTACAAAGCTGATCTTGTTATACGGTACTCTTACGAACTTAAGATCGGCGTTCTGATTAAGGGCATCATAGTCAAAACAATGATACCCTCCCTTCTCGGGGTACAACCCTAAGAAGAGGTGATTACTCACCTTCATGGCGCCTAGAACGTAAGGTATGGCAGCATTGGTGACGGTCCACTCTTTACCGAACAACTTACGGTAAAGGTTGGTTTTATTCCCGTTGATACCAATGTTTGAGCCAGGACCGAAGTCGCACTCGCTGTAAACCTCTTTCAGGTTTGGTGCATCACCTAAAACATGATGCACCCAGCGCCGCATGTATTCGATTTTGAATGCATACGGTGTACGCTTTAGCCTTGGGATAATGCGATTGAACTTCTCACACCGCTCTTCAGCGGCATAAAAGGTTTTCTTCGCACGATCCTCAGGCGACATCTCCAGCCCAATTGTTTTCCAATTGAACGGGAGCTTGCGTACGAGTGCGGCTAGCTGATTCGCCGCGAAATGTTCTTCCGCGGTGTCCCATACAACAGTGGGGACAGAATCAGCCCAAGCATAAAGTGAAGCCCAATCACTTGACCTTATCAGGCCAAGTACAGTTGGGAACCACGAATAGGCTTGGCAGTTTCCGTACAGAACCTTCACCAGTATCTTCCTGATACGTTGGAATCCCTCCGACTTTGATACACAAGAGTCGTTGGGCCCAACCGGTGAAGGACTCAGTGAGTCCCTCTTTTCTTTGGATTTCATAAAGATCTCCTAGATTAGTCTTGGCACCCGATGGGTGCTTGACAACAGGCAACAAAATGGTAACGATCAGCAACGCTAATGATACCAGCCAAGCTACACGTATCTTCACAGATACCTCCTTCCAAAGACGGAGGATCACTGATTGATATCGTGATTATAGCCCAAACTGGTAGCACCGGCGCTGACTAGAAAGTCGCCATGCCTGTCGAGGTACTCGGTCAGATCAGCTTCCGCCATTCCAACCGGGGCTGTGATTTCCGTTTTGATGATGACGTCAGCTTGAGTGCTGTCGTCAAGGTCTACGGTATGCACGCCCTTAAACTCACTACGAGCAACACCGCGTGAGGTTGACGTCGGTTTCGGGGCAGTACGCCCTAAAGACAGCGAATCCTTTTCAGTAAAGGTGTTCGCTGACGAAACATACGTCACCTTGTTCGGCGACACGTAGGAGTCCAGATCATACTGAACTGTGTTGAGTGTAATTGACATTTGATTACATCCTCTAGGTTAAGTGTGAAAAGAATAAGCTTCCCGCTAAATAATACCGCCTTTCCAGGGCCCGTAACCACGGGTCCATGGACGGCCATGCACTACTCTGGGAGGTTTATCCTTAGGCCTTCGCATCAAGAATTGCCCGGCAAGGGCAACACCGTCGGCAAAATGCAACCAGTTCTTCGACTTTGAGAAAGTCAAGTCGTTTAGACGGAAGCTTAAGCCACGACGTGCGAGGGGTGTACGCTTTACTAACTTATTGTCCTCAGTATAGGTGTATCCCGACGTTCCCCAGAAATTATATCCGGTATCGCTACCGGTACAATCACAGGAGGCGTCGACATTCTCTATACTGTGCCCGTGGTAAGTAACTCCACTAGCAAGGACATCCACACCCGCCTTCGGGGTACAAGCTGCGATGAAATCGCCCACATTTAAAAACCAATCCACGACAAAACTATATGGAAGTATTTCCCATAAAGTCGCGGGTAGGTTGTGGAACGACAAACCGAACTTGTCCGAAGTGCTAAACCAATGCTTATATAAAACGTAAGCACGGTAATAGCCCTCATGACTATAAGACGCCTCGACAATTGCATTGCTGAAATTGCCTGAGGAACTCGGATACTCTGTCCAGCTGTCCGTAAAGGGCGGCAAAGACGCGGAACCCCGAGCTGTCAAACGGTCTGAGAATTGCGGGATGTAGGCTGCGCGGAAACCATTTTGAAGGTCATGCATGAGAGGCACAGCACCATAACGGTACTGGAGCCAATAATCAGACATGAACTCCCCTAAGGCCTTGGTCTGGGCACCAAATTTATTGGTGTTCCTGACCTTATGCAAAAGGTTATGGAATCCTTCTAACGGGTGACGCAAGAGCCGCCAGGTTTGCTCAAGATCTCTCATATTTTCACCGCCTAATACATCAGGACTGGCTACGTTAGCCCAGGCCTGTGTTTCGGCGATTAGAGAGGTCCCAGGGTACCTGGGTAAAGTAAAGCCGTGACTAGGTCGTAGTATTGACTGCATCACGTTTCCTTCGAGACTCTTAACAATCGTAGCGCTAGAACAGGAGGTCTTCTTAGACCAGCCGTAGCTAGAGAGATTGGTAAGTGAACGCTTGACCTTTCGGAGCCGAAATGGGTTATTAATGATCTCGCCACGAGCTATACGCTCGCGGTATCGATCAGTAACGACATCATCGCAGCTCCACAGGTCACCGTCCACTAAACCCACCTTTTCCGCCGAGTCAAACGACCCTTGGGTCGTATGATTATCACACCATGTAACATCATGGGTGAACTCGATCGGTTGGGTGAGATCAACCCCTCTATGTCTGCCATAGCTGGCCATAAATACCTCCATTTACGCAGTAAGTTGCAA